ATTTTCTTCTCTTCTTTAGTAAATTCTTCCATCATGTCAGCAATCAGTTGTGCTTTTCTTGCTTCAATCTTTTCAGATATCATTTTTAACTGCATTTGCATTTGTGGGTTCTGCATTGCTTGAGGATTTTGTTGCATTGCCATGATTTGTTGTAGCTCTTGTCTAAATTCTACTTCAATTTGTTCTTGTGCCATTAAAGAAATGTGTTCAAAACAGTTTTTCTCTAATGAAGCCATAATCATCGGATTATTTCTAGCCATGTTTGTTGCCATAAAATTTAAATGCGAAGTTATGTGTGCTCTATGGTCTTGACCAGGGAAAGCTTGGAATGGTTTCCCAGCGAGAGCATCAATATGTTCTAACGCTGGGTCCTTCGGTGTGGGAACTTGTGGTCGTTTTAAAAGTTTATCAATATCTTTAACGCCTAACGCTTCATACATATTTCTATACGCTTGATACAAATTATGAATTTGTGGATTAGATTGAGCCAGCTGCAGTTCCGACTGTGCGAGGGAAATACGCTGTGTCTGTGAGAAAATATTGAGATCCACAACTGGCAATATATCTACTCTATCGTCAAAGTCTGTTTGTTTAATCATTCTTTGACCGCCAACAACATCATAAGGATATTCTTGTGGTAGATATAACTTGAAAACTCTAGACATTAATTTGAATTCTTGTTTTAGGGCTGCATAAATTCTTTTGTGAATAGCAGACATTGTTCTGCTTCCTCTTTCCAACAAAGCTACTGTCGTACCCACTGCCGCTTGTTGATTACCCTCACCTACTTGCAAGTCTGCTATTGAAGCGAATCTTTGACCTGCTTGTACTACGACGCCCATAAGTGCTAAGAGTGTTTGCGATGGTTCTTTAAACGGAAGCATCATAAATGCATCTCTAATATTTCCGCCTGGTGCGTCTACGTCTCTAAATTCTCCAGGTTGTATAGATTGTGCATCATCTCTAATTCTGATTCCTCTTTGTTTAAATCCAGCAGGTAAATTAGATAATGTTCCTGCATCTAGTAGTTGTCTCAAAGCAGCTGTTGCTGTTCTTGATAAACCACCAATCATATGGATTAAACCAAAACCATAAAAACCTAAACCTGGTAAAAATTTGAAATGTACAAAATAATCTATTTTTTTCTTTAATGGATCACCGACTTCGTAGTTTCTTTTGATTGATAAAATTTCTCTTGAGTTTTCTTCTACAGTTACAACGTAAGGCATTTTAATTCCTGTTGGTTCACCGTCTTCACCCATGTCTTCAAAACCTTCAAGATCTAAATTTACGTGACACTCTAACAAATTAAAAATATCTTCTTCTCTACCTTTAGTTTGTCCTTCAAGTTCTCGTTCTTTTTTCTCTACTTCAGTTTCGTTCATTAATCCTGGTTTCAATTCTATGTCTCTATAGAAACCAGCAACTTGTTGTTTTCTTAATTCATTTTCAGAAATTTGTACTCGATGTATGATTGATTCCGCATCGTCTAATGAGGTAGCTGTATACGGAACAATCAAATCATCCGCAGGAACAAATTTAGAGCAAGCCATTGAAGTAGCTTCATCATAATATACTTTTTTAAAAGCAGATCCTGCCAACGGTAAATGAAATAACATTGAATCAAAATCTGGTTCATATTCTTTCATCTTTTCCATTATTTGGTAATTCATAAAATCTTTTACTCTTTGAGATTGTTGTTCTTTTTCTGGAGTAGGCACACCTAAAATTTGTGTTCTAACTGGACCTTCTGCTGGTAATAATTCTTTGTAAGCTAATGCTTGAAACTGAGTTACAGCTTCAGCTAGTACAGGGTGAGTTGCGCCTGATGCACCTTGAAACGGTTCTGTTCTTTGATCGTATTTAAATCCTAATAAATCTAAACCTTCTCTGTAAGATCTTTCCCAATCTTTTCTAGAATTTTTATAGTCTTGGTAATTTTGATAAAGTGTTGAACCTAATCTTCCTAATACATCATCAGGTAAATGTTCAGCTAAATTGTCGTAATGATTTTCTCCGCCTTCAACAGATCCAATTGCAGGATCGTAATTAATATCTACAGAGCCATCTTCGTTTTCTGTAACTTCTACAGGATCACCTTGCTCGTTAACTTCTTGTTGCTTTTCTTGTTCAGCAACTTCAATTTCTTCAGGTGATGGAACTTTTAACTCTTGCTCTACGTTTGGTAGAGACTTGTCTATGTCTGCCATTTATTTTCTCCAGTTTTACAGGTTTAACAGTATTATAATCAATAAGCAACCCCTGAGACTCAGGTCCTTTTTTAGGGGGTATTGTTTTGGTTAGTTTAGTCATCAGTAAAATCCGATCCATCAACACCTTCATAGGGGTCATATACGTCTGCTCTTTCCAAATCAGCCTCTGCTTTATCTACTAAATTTGATCCTCTTGTTTCTTTAGTTTTATTTGTTCCTTTAGCAAATCCTTCTAATTGTGTAGCATTGCCTCCTAAAATATCGTCAACGTCTTTTACGATTTCATAATCAACATCATAATCCATTTCATCAGGGCTTCCTGTTCTTCTAAACTGAGTGTCCATAGCTTGAAACTCTCCTGATGTTTTTACAGTTTTGCCTGTTGTTTCATCAACTACTTCATATCCTGGTGGCGTGTATTCTATTTCATAAGTTTCATCATAAGCGTTTTTTCCTTCAACTCTAATTCTACCATCATCATGTGCTAAAACTTTTACACCCGGTAATTCTGGTACTTCTAGTTCTGTAAGATCAGCATCAATTTTTTTACCTATACCTTTTGCAAAAGCATTTTCTACAAAATTAGGAAACCAGTCTGGCATATTTGTAGTTGTGTTAGTTAGCTTTACAACCTTAGCTGTCTTTGCTCCCTTAAAAAATTTACCTAGAATAGGTAGTGATGCAATGCCTGCCATAACTTTCATAAAAGTTCTTCGTTTTGGATTATCTGGTCCATCAGCAAAACCAACTCTACCGCCAGCATTAAAAAATTTACCTACACCTTCATTGCCTACGGCTATAAAATCTTTGTAACTAAGTTTGCCACCAGCTCTTAAATATCTTTGAAACGCTTCTAGTGATTCTTCAATAGCTAAGGCTGTTCCATCAGATCCATTAGAATAATTAACTCTACCTCCAGAGTTGAAGTCTATATAATCACCTATGCCAGAGTTTGCGATTCTAGATGATCTTTCAGCTGCTCTATCCGCATCTAGCTTAGCAATGTAATCTCTTAATTGTTGTAATTGTGAACCAAATTTTTTGTAAACATCTTTACTAACATTACCTGCTTTATCTCTGAACGCTCCCACTGCTTTATAAAAATCTTCTTCTCCTTTGTCGTACTGCTGTTGATATTGAAACTCATCATCAGGTCCTCTAAAATCTTGTTCTTGTGAAGCTATTGTTTGAATAGCTTTACTTTTGTCTTGAAATTCAAAAACTTTGTCAAGACCAGCTGTATCTATACCTTCATCAACTGCTATTTTTTTAAGTCTAGCTTTTTCTGTGTCTCCAAATAATCCATAAGTAGCATCAGCTACAATTCTTGCAGGTGGTAGTCCTGCTTTGTATCCTAAGTAAGTTATTGGAATAGCTGCAGCTAATTCAAATAAAGCTGCACCTGGGCCAATAAACTCTCTCATAATTGCCTTGCCGGCGCTAAGTTTTTTTACTGCGTTCGCAGCGGCATTGCCTGAACCTTTTGCGATAGCTTGTTGTTTTTTAATATCATCAAGATAGTTCATTGGATTATCACAAGCACCACCTTCTGCGGCAGAACACTTAAATCCAAAGCTTGCTAATTTTTTTGCTATGTTTTTACTATCTGTAGCTGTAGGTGTTTTTAATTTTATAGGTTGGGCTTTTGTCTCAATAACTATTCCTTTTTCTTTAGCTATTTGTTTTATATTTTTCTGAGCACCAGGTGAATAATTTTTAAACCCACTAACAAAATCTTTAGGGTTTAAATTTTCTCCGATCTTAATAATAGGAGTATCAACTTTATATTTTTTCTGGAAAGCTTTTGATTTTATATTAAAGTCTTCGACTTTAGAATAGTCTCCTTCTAACGCTGCCGTAAAAGCTCTATTAAAGTCTAGGTCTATTTGTTTTCCTTTTAATGCATTAATTTTTTTATCAATAACTTGCGTGGCTTCTATGTAACCAGGTGCATTTTTAAAAGTTGCAGATACTCCTACAACTTCGTCTACATCTTTTCCTTTTGTTAAAAGTTTCTCTCTAGCTTTTATTGTTGTACGTTCAGGTAAACCTCTTCCTGCATCAGCTATGGCAAATTGTAATTCTCTTCTATTTTGACCATCAAAACCAAATTCATTTGTTTTTTCTTCTATGCTTTCTAAAATATCTACTAATTTATCTGGCTTAATATCTTTAAATCCTTTTATTGTTTCTTTTGATCCAGGAGAAAATAATTGCACAAATTTAGGAACCTGTCTGTTTGCATCTTTAATTAGTTCTTCCTTTTCTATCAAAGATGCTGCATTAAATTTTTTGTCTCCAACCATGGCTCTAGCTATCTCTTCACCATCAGCGTCGGGGTTATTTACAAAAACATCCCTAACTGTTTTCATAGTGCTAGCTTTAAATACTTTTGCTCCCTTTCCAGGAGGGATGAACTTACCTTCATTTGCTGCTATACTTTTTCTAGTTCTTTCTTTAATCTTGTCATCAAACTTAATACCTTGAGATTCATAAAAATTTTTTGCATCATCATAGGCTTTTTTAAATTTAACTTTTTGTGTTTTCTCTGGTGCTAAAACACCTACATTTTCACCTCTACGTACACGATATTGTTGTGTAGTATTTAATTTATCGTATCTTTCTTTTCCATATTTTTCTATGTTTGCCTTTTCTAAATCAGATAAACGAGATCCTTGATAAGATGTGTCAAAAGTTTTACCCTTTATCGAAGGAGCTTTCCTAGTAAAAAAATTCATGGCATTAACTTTTAAATTATTTTTTTGAATATAGTCGTCTATCATTTTTCCTGTAATCACTGTTCCATCAGGTAATGATTCTACATACTCAACTAATTTGGCCATACCACCTCTATCAAAATTTTCTCTGTTAATAAAATCTAAAGATGTATCTTCAAGACGACCACCTATTTTATTTAATGAGTTTAGTAATCTTTGTTTTTTATTTTTTTCTTGAATATCTAAAAGTTCTTGTGGTTTGGGTTGAGGAATCTCATTAGCAAAAGGAACTTCATCTAAAGTTTTTTTTGTATCTAAGTAAAATGTACGAGTTAAATTTTTAGGCTTAAGTCTTTGACTCATAGCCACTTTCTTCACACCAAGTTCCATTTTAAAATCCCATCAAATAGTTTAGGCCACCGTCTGCTTGTTTAGTTCTTGGTGTAGTTTTAATTGCGTTTATTATTTCATCAGAGGACATACCTTTATTCACCATTTTATACGCTTCATCTAAAGTTGCTAATAGTTCTGCTTTTCTTTGTGGGTTGTCATCAATCATTATCTTTTGAATTAAATCCTCTGTTAGACCAGGGTATTTTATTTTAAGTTGCATTCTTTCAGTCATTTGTGGTGCAAGTTCTTCTGTTTGTAACATCATCAACTCATCTATCTCATCTTGAGTCATTAATTTTTTATCACCGCTCATTTCCATTTCTTCCATTTTTTTTTCTAAAAGCCTTTTTCTACCTGGTTCTCCTGGTTTAGGATCTAGTTTACCTGCTTTGTAATCTCTAAACATAGCAGCTTGATAGTCTTTTTGTCCTTGCACAAATCTTTCAGCGTCAGCAACTGTTTCAAGTTGAGGTACACCTTCTCCATATTCTGCTACAAGGTCCTCATATTCCTCGTCAGTTAATTTTCTATTTCTTTTATTGAAAGCGTCAAACTCTTTTTTTAATTTTGCAAAATCAGGTTGTTCTATTTGATCTGCTGTCTTTACTCCTTTTTTACCAAACATAGCTAAGAGAGCTTTTATCCCTCCCTTTTTAAACCCAATACGACCACCTTCAGCTAATCCATCAGGATCGCCATCATAATCTTTTAATTTTTCACCAAGATCTTTTTTAGGTTCTAGTCCACCTTTTTGAAGAAACTCATCAGCTGCCTCAGATTCATTTCTTGCTGTAAATCTAATTTCTTCTAACTCATCTAACTTGTTAAAATCAACATCGTAATATTCATTTAAT